AGCACCTAAAATATCTTCAGGTTCATCAAATGTTTTTATTGAGAATAAAGCTGCAGCAAGAATAGGTGATAGTGTGGACTGCGGAGCTACTGTAGATACTGGTTGTAGTAAGGTGTATATAGGAGGCTAATATGGCATTAGAAATATTTGGTAGATATTTTACAGACACCGGGGGTGTGGGACTTACTGCCTCAGAAGCCGTTTCAATAAAAACAAGAAGTACACATAAAGACAATTCAATTGCATTTGCTGACGACTCGCCATATATAGCAGCAGGGTACAGCGATCAAGGTATTGATTTTGATAGTGATAATTTAGTCTACCTTGCTATTTCACCTGGTAGAGACGGTGTTGATAAATTTACATTGGAGACCTTTGAAAAAGTTCCAATGTTGTTACCTCCAGGTAGTGCTAACGGGAAAACCTATGAATTAGTTATAACTTTAACAGATAAAGACCCTGCAATAAGAGGAGCTCAACAGAAACATACGTTTAACATTGACGAGGCATCACTAGGTAAAACAGGTAGTTGGTCTTTTCCTCACTTTGATACAATTGGTGGTAATGCCTTAAGAAAAAATTATTTTATTGACAGAGACCCACCATATGCTCGTGGTGATAGAGGTTACCCAACAGAAGAAGAGGGAGGAAATTTTAATAATAATGTTATTAGAATTCCTCTAACAAAAGATTACAATCCTAACAGCGATACAATAGAAAAGATAGGAGAGTTTTTCCTAAAACAAAGTGATGAACCTAGTGAGGGTATAAACACTTTACATTTTCCTACTCGGGGTTCTGATCTTATAACTTATGTCTATTCAGACGGTGTGGTGGCTACTTCTCCAGAACAGGTAGCATTCAACTACTATATTGTTGAAACTGGAACAGATATTCCAATCGAAGAATATTATGATCCTGCTTTAGGAGTTAATGGTGGTTGGGATAATGCTTACGGTGCTAGGTTTAGAATTGTTAGAGAAAATGTAACTCCTCCACAAGGAAATGAAAGCAAAGTACCTGCAACTCCGATATTAGCCACAAATATTTATAGAGAACCTGAAAAAGTAATTAATCCTGACGGCACATATTCCCATTCAACTATGGGCATTGCAGTAAATCTAAATCTACCAGACAATGGGTTTTTGGGACACGATCCTGCAACAGACGATCGTTACAAATTAGAATATATCTGGAGACTAGAGAAACAAGGAGGCAAGTCTAAACTTATAACCCTCAATAGTGGTTTTGCAAAGGTAGGCGGTAACTATCAATTATATGCTAAAAACTTTGATGCTGAGCAAGGAGGTTTCGGGTTAGGAACTTATATTAACACAATAACCCTTTATCTTGTATATACAGATGATAATGGAGATTCTTATTCTTCTGAAACAGCAGTAGCAAGAGACACTTTCAATGTAACAGAAAGAACAGCATCAGCACCGCCTCCAACATCGGGTCCCCCTCCAACATCGGGTCCCCCACCGGGCCCAGCTCCGTCATTTTCAGGCGGCCCGTTTCAGATACAACCGTTAAGTGGTGCCTCAGATTGTGGTCCAGGAGATGGATTAAGAGATTTGGCTGATAAACTTGCAGCCGTTGAAGCATCAACAGATGCTTTATTAGCAACAGCAACTGATGGCATTGGTGATCTTTTAGACAGCATCAATAGTATTGTATCTAATGAGGTAAATAAAGTTAAGGGTTCTTTAGAAAGTATGATACCCGAATCCTTTAAAGGAGCAGCTAAAACATTTGAAGACGGAGTTAAGGAAGGATTAGAGCTTGCTGCTGTTGTGGCAGCTGGAGGTGAAGCCGCGATAAATGCTGCCTTAAAACTGAAAACTCTTGCAACAAAGTGGGAAGGTATTATTGATGGTTTGGGGGGTCTTATAGACAATGATGGCAACCCAATAGAAACTTTTTATGATGTTATAACATTAATGCAGACGTTATTGAGGACAGGTGCTTCAGATTTAGATAGTTTATGTAAAATGTTACCCAATGTCTCTGAAAGCTACGATGGGTCTGTATCAGTTAAGGCTACTCCAATAACTATTCCTGAATTTGATGCCGTCGATTTAATTAAAGGATATGAACTTCCAGAGTTGCCAAAACCAACACTTATTATAGATGTTTCAGCTAAGAAAAAAGAAACAGTTGCTTCTTTCACAAACTTCCAAGCACCTAAACTTTATGGAGGACCAAAGGGTTAAACCTTTATAAATACGAATATGGCAGCCCAGAATTTAAAACTTGAAAAAGTTTACAAAGATTTAGATTTATCTTTTGCAAAAAATCCTGCAACAGGAGACATTGCAAAAAAGATAGACGTGAATTCTGTTAAGCAGTCAATAAAAATTTTGTTGCAAACAAACTATTTTGAAAGACCATTTCAACCAAATTTGGGAACAGGTCTTCAAGGACTTTTGTTTGAAACAATAAACCCAACAGTATCAGCTGCAATATCGCAGTCTGTAACTCAACTGTTGAAAAATTACGAACCCAGGGTTAAAGTAATAAAAGTTATTTCTGACCCTGATTACGATAACAATGGTTATAGTCTAACCATAAACTTCTATGTTGTAGGAGTCGAAGGGCCACAGCAACTAGGAGCTTTTTTACGGAGAATACGATAATGGCTAAAAAATTAACTATAATTAGAGAAGAAAAGCCTTCAGAAGCTCAGTGGTTTGAGGATGTTCTAGAGTCCCAACAGGATTACTCTGAAGGTCCTAGAACTACCGGTCTTCATCCTCATGTTATCAATGATACATTGAACATTGATCCTTCTTGGCCTACTACAGAAGAGGTTGAAGGATTAGGCGCTGAACTTGTAATTAGTACAGCAGAGGATTGGGGTGTAGAAAAAGAAGTTCATATAAGACACACTGATGCAGATCCTGTAATTTTTTCTGATCCAGAACATGAGCTGTTTACAGCTAGAAAGGCACATAACACAGAGCATGGGATTACACTTACTGTTTCAACAGTTGATGCCAATGAAGATTGGACAGTAGCATAATAACATCGAGGAAAACAAATGTCTCAGCTAAAGGTAACAGAATTAGATTTTGATAATATAAAACAAAATCTCAAACAGTATCTTCAATCTCAAGAGGAATTTTCAGATTACAATTTTGAAGGTTCTGCTATGAGCGTTTTGCTGGACACTTTGGCATACAACACCCATTACAACGCTGTCTTAGCTCACATGTTGGCAAACGAATCCTTTTTAGATAGCGCTGTTAAGAGATCTTCTGTAGTTTCTATAGCAAAGTCTCTTGGCTACACACCAACATCTAAAAGAGCTTCTAGGGCGGAAGTGGTGTTAATTGTTTTTCCTGATCCCACTTTTGAAAACACAGTTCTAACTTTAACTAGAAATACACAGTTCACATCTACTATTGATGGAGTTACATATTCCTTTTACCCGCAGACTGATAAAACAACAATCCTTCAAAACTTTGGACAAGGGGATGCCTTTTATTTCTCAGGTATTGAGATAAAAGAGGGTTTTAGAGTTAATAACAATTTTTCTGTAGATGCCAATACTGTATCTGGACCTTTTATTATACCCAATCAAGGTGTCGATACGACAACTTTAAGAGTTAGGGTTCAAAATTCTGGAACAGATTTTGCTGTAAAATCTTTTCAATATAAGGATAAATTTGCAGATGTAAAGGCAACAGATCGAGCTTGGTTCTTAGAAGAAGGTTCTGATGGCTTATATAGAATTTTGTTCGGAGACGGTGTTGTTGGGCAAAAATTAAATCCTGGCAACATTGTTCTAATAGATTACTTGAACACAAATGGTGCTCCTGCTAATAATTCAGAGCAGTTTACTTGCAGAACAACTATAACAGGAAATAACGAAAGACTTATTACTTTAACAACAACTCCATCTTACGGTGGTGCAGTTAGAGAAACGGTTTCTAGTATAAAAAGAAATGCACCTAGATACAACTCTACAAAAGAAAGAGCCGTAACTGCTCAAGATTATGTTTCCTTAATTAAAGCAAAAAATCAAAACATACAATCTGTTTCTGTCTGGGGAGGCGAGGACAACGATCCGCCCATATATGGGAAGGTTTTTATTTCCTTAAATCCATATCAAGGATCTATTATTACACAAGGCGATAAAGATCAAATTGTTACGGAAATCATAGAACCAAGAACACCTATTGCTATACAACCAGAATTTGTTGATCCAGAATATCTATATGTTGGTGTTAAAGCTAAATTAGCTTACGATGTTAAAAAGACAACATTAACATCTGGACAGATTATTCAAGGAGCTCAAGTAAATATTGATAACTACTTTAAAAATAATTTAAATTATTTGAATAGACATTTGTATTTTTCAGATTTACACAAAATTGTATATGGAAGTTCAGAGGCAATGAAGTCTGTTACAATCAATTTTACTTTACAGAAAAGATTTAGTTTAACAGAAGTTAATGCTATAGGAACAACTAAAATTAGTTTCAATAATAAATTGACCCCCAGAACTCTTACAACTAATTGGTTTGATAAGAATGTTGGCAATGTTATCTATAAAGTTAGGTTGGAAGATGAACCTAATAGAAATGTTGTTGCTCCTAATTATAACGGATCTGGGAGATTATTTTTAGTAACTGAAGATAATAGACGAATAGCAGAAGTTGGAACCATTGATTATGATTTAGGAAAACTTTCTTTACCAGACTTTAATGTTATATCTCTATATGGTAACGCTACAAAATTACATGTAACAGTTGAACCGCATGATACTATTAAGGACATAACAACCGATATCTTAACTAGAACAAACCCAGAATCACAATCTGCGGTTGTTCCTTTGCCAGCAAAAAACACAATATTAGCAAAAGATGATAGTGTATACAATGTAATTTCTGGATTAAGAGAAGGCATAAAAATAGAAACGATTGCAAGAGTAGACGAGTAATAAATGTCGAATTATATTCCTAGCTATTATAGGTATGTTTCTAAGATAACTATTTTAGATGGCGGAAACAACTATACTTCAATACCCACTTTAACAATTAGTGGCGGCGGGGGTTCTGGTGCAACTGCGACGTGTACCATATATAATGGTTCAATACAAACTGTTACAATTACAAATATTGGAACAGGCTATTTTACAGCACCGACAATAACTGTATTGGGCGGGGGTGGCTTTGGAGCAGATTTAGCAGCATCATTATCTTTTGCTGCTGGCACTGGTTCAGAGTATGAATCAAAACCTTCTTTATTAGTTACTAGACAACTTCCAGAATTTATTCAAACAGATTATCCTAAGTTTTTAGCATTCATCAACAAATATTTTGAATGGATGGAGTTGAATTTAAAACCTAATTCTGCATTATACCAACCAAAATTTTTAGATATTGATTCTGCACCAGATGTTCCGGAAGGAGAACATGAGGATCAAATCCTAAAACTTTGGGGAAGACAATTAGCTATAGATGTTCCTGAATCTTTAGCTGTAGATAGAAAAAAAATTTACAAAAGAATAAAAGATTTATATGAAACAAAAGGATCTAGAAGATCCATAGAAATGTTTTTTAGACTTTTGTATAACGAAGAAGTAGAGGTATACTATCCCCAAAAATTCATTCTTGTACCTTCAGACGGAAGATGGGTAGAAGAGCAAGCGGTTGTTGCCAGAGCAGCAGAAGGAAAAGATCTATTAGATGTTCAAGGAAAACTAATAGACATAACTTATGGTAGAACCATAGGTAGTATTACAACTTTAGAAACAATTCCTGCAACTGTAAAAAATGTATCAAAAATAGCATATACATTTCCTCCAATATATGAGTTAAACGTAGAGTTTGACACTAAAATAACATCTATTCCTGGGCCGGGCAGTGGTGGTAGTTTTACACTTTCAACGAACAACGGCGTTATTGATAGCGTTACTGTCTTAGGAGGAGGAGAAGAATATATACAGGCTCCAACATTACGAGTTTTTGACACGGGTATTGGCGAAGGGGCTGTACTAAGAGCAAATGTAACAGACGGTGTCATTACCAGCGTTACTATATTGGAAGGAGGAGAGAATTATACTAATCCTTTTATAGATATAGTTACAGAAGGTACTGAAACACAAATTTTATTAAGAGGTGCCCATTATACAGATGTAGAGGGGTATCTAGATAGAACACTCGTTAGTGTTGAAACAACGGGAACTTATAGTTCCAATATGGGATTTAGTGTAGGTGATATCTTTGTTGTTAACGAAACGGGTGATGATGGAAGAGGATATGCTTTAGATTACTTCCAAGATAATTATGTAATAATCGGAGGTAATAATAAGAGTTATATTAAAGTAGAAGAAGTTGATAGTAACAATGTACCCACCAGGTGGTCTATTGTAAACTCTGGAGGAGGGTTCTTCTCAACGTCTACTATTATACCTATTATTTCAAAAGCAGGACAACAAATTGATGTAACCATCAGGACAGGACATTTATTTTCTTATCCAGGAAAATATTTAGACGATAGAGGAAAACTGTCTGATGCTAACAAGTTGCAAGATAACTATAGATACCAAAAATATTCTTATGTTGTAAAATCCGGCATTCCTCAATCTAAATGGAACAATGATATAAGAAAACTTGTACACCCAGCGGGTATGGAAGTTTTCGGAGATCTTCTTTTAAAGCATGAGATAGATTTTTCTACAAATCTTTCTGTGGTTACAGATGGATATAACCTAAGTAAATATATTACTGTAGATGTTATAGATGCAGCAACAGCACTTGTGGAACTAGACTTTACTAAGAATATTCCAATAGACGTAGTTAATACTAGCGAATTCTTTAGATTTAATGCTCAATTAGCAAAAGAAGATTCTGTTACTTTAACTGATAATGATAGGATATTTGATCTCATATTGAGAAAAACTGATTCTACAAACATTGCAGATGTAACAGAATTAGTGGTTACATATAATAGAGAAAGATCAGAAAGCTTAAATGCTATAGATTCTTACTCAGATGTAATAACTTATATTAGAAGTTTTACAGAAAATAATCTTGCTACAGAAAACCTAGACAGTTTATCGGTAGGCAAGTTTATTACAACCTCAGCAAATATGTCTGAGGATAGTAGCTTTGATCTCAGTTTAAATAAGTCAGAATTAATTTCTACTTCTGAGATTCCTAGCATTTCCTTTACACAAGGAGCTCACAGTGAAAGTATAACAGTTCTAGACTCTATAGGGTTGCATAACAATATCAACCCTTATGATGAAGAAGTATTAACTTTTGAAGGTGTCGAACTTAACATTCAGGGATATGTCTCTGAAGATTATTTCCTAGAAGATTACGTAGGCACCGTAATAAGCTTTATAAATAGATATAAGCAATTAGCAGATTCTTTACAACCTACCGAGGTAGTTTCTAAAGGAACTCAAACAACAAAAACAGACGAAGCAACTACAGCAGAATCGGGTAGTTATGTATTAGAAACATATTCCCAAGGATTCTTTAAAGAGGATTATGTAGGAACTTCATCTACAATTACATAAACATATGGAGATTTAACAATGTTTTATAAAAATAAGATTGGCGCTACAGGTAAAGTAAATGTAGTAGTCACAGATAAAAACGGTTTTGTAAAAGAGGACTTTACTGTTAATAACTTAGTGGTTGGAGACGGTTTAGATTTTATTACAGCTAGAATGAACAGCACAGCAGATGCAGCAATGTCTCACATGGCTATTGGTCAGGGTGATGGCAACAATGGTGCTTCTACTCCTGCTGATGGCGATTCTACATTGCAAAGTGAATTAGCTAGAGTATCATTAAGTAGCGATACTGTTACTGATAATGCTATAGAGTTTGTTGCTACTTTTGGCGCAGGCACAGGCACAGGTGCTGTAACTGAGGCAGGCGTTTTAAATGCAGGCACAGGCGGTACTATGCTTTGCAGAACTACATTTAATGTGGTTAATAAGGGTGCAGATGATACAATGACTGTAACCTGGACTGTAACAATTAGCTAAAGGTAATATTTAGTGGCTCTAATACTAAGGGACATGGGTAGGGTTGAGTTAGCTCGATCCTATTACCGAGACATCCGTAATACTAACGATTACTTTTATGTAGGAGTTGGTAAAACTAATAGCTGGGAAGATGAAGATAATCCAGAGTCTCCTATAGACTCTGATTATTATGTTAACGACTTTAGAAAACGTTTAATGTTTCTACAAAGAGTTACTTCTGCAGATGCATGTCTTTTAGTTAGAAGAATTGATTGGGCGTACGGAACAATATACGATTCCTATAATAATAATTATAATACGAACAATCCAGCTTTTTCGGGAGCCACATCCTTATCTACTGCAAACTTTTATGTCCTGACAGATGAATATAAGGTTTATAAGTGCTTAGACAATAATAGAAATAGTTATAGCACAATAAAACCAACAGGCACAGGCACAAGCCCTGAGCAGTTATCAGATGGATATATTTGGAAATTTATGTATCAAGTTTCTGCAGCAGATCAAACCAAATATTTAGATGCTGGGCACATACCTGTTAGGAAACTAACAGGTAACCCCACATTCGATGTCAATGGTGAATTAGATTCAATTAGCGTTACAAGCGGGGGCAGTGGTTATATTTCTGCTCCTACTGTAGTTATATCTGGAGACGGCGAAGGTGCTACAGCGACAGCAACTTTGTCCGGAGATACAGTTGACAGCATAACAATTGATACCCCTGGAACAGGATATACGTTTGCATTTATTGCTTTAAATTCAGATTCAGGTAATGGTGCAACAGCAACGGTAAGTTTAGGTGATGATGATCCATTACCAACATTACAGAGTTTAGTTGAAGGCTCAGCTATTGATGGTACAATTGATAGAATAGATATAGTATCCACAGGGCAAGATTATTCTGAAGGAGATGCCACTGTAGTTATATCTGGAGATGGGTCGGGTGCAGAGGCCTCAGTTAGAATTGCAGATGCTACAGGTTCTGTAATTGAAGTTATTGTAACGAATGCAGGTACCGGATATACTTGGGCAAACATTACAATTCAAAACAGCGTTGGTATAGGACAAGGGGCTATTTGTAATGCTATCATTTCTCCTAAAGGGGGACACGGATCAAATGCTCCCAAAGAACTTTTTGCAAAGACATTGGGATTAACATTATCTTTTTCTGATAATGCCAACGCAGATTTAATCAAGGGTAATGACTTTAGACAAGTAGGACTGATTAAGAATATATACGGTTACGACAGCGCAACGCTTTTCACAGAACTAACAGGAACTCCTTGTTTTGTCGTAAATGTATCTGACAATCAGTATTATAATATTGATGATGAAATAGTAACCAGCGATGGCGGGACTTTCCAAGTTTCTCAAATAGTAGAAAAAAGTGATGGAACTTTTGACGTGTATTTAGTAGCCATGGTACCAATTATATTAAACACATCAACATTAACGAATAATTCTACAGGAGATCTAAATCTCGTTATAAATAGTCTTACGACTCCAGAGGTTAATGTTAAAACCGGTGAAGTAATATATTTAGAAAATAGGCCGCCGATTAATAGATCATCAGATCAGGTGGAAACAATAAAAACATTGATAAGATTTTAGGAACGATAAATGGCAATTAATTTAAATTCAGCACCATATTTCGACGATTTCTCTGAAGGTAAAAAGTTTCAGAGGATTCTTTTTAAGCCAGGTGTTGCTGTACAAGCAAGAGAGCTAACACAGCTACAAAGTATATTGAGCAACCAAGTTTCTCAATTAGGAACCTATGTTTTAAGAGAAGGTACCATTGTCTCTGGTTGTAAAGAAGATTTAGCGGATATTGATTGGATTAAAATTAATGATACAGATATTAATGGTATAGATTTAGCAGATGAAACTCTTGCTGGATATGTCAATGCTATTGTTGTAGGAAGAACAACAGGTATACAAGCCAAAGTCCTAGAAGTTGCAACAGGCACACAGGCGGAAGCACCTGACACAAAAACGTTTTATATTCGATACACATCAGGCGACACTACAGGAACTTATCAAGTATTTCAACCAGGAGAAGTATTAGACATTTATTCTAATACCTCTAGTTTAAATAATTCAACAGTGGTGGTTGGAAGTTCAACGGGTGTAAGTGAAAACAGTTATTACGGAACATCAAGAAAAATAACACTTTCTCCCGGGTTAATTTATATAAACGGTGCCTTTGTACAGTCCAACCAAATATCAACTTATCTTCACAGATATTCTCACGAAGATAAATTAATTAATGTTGGATTTACTTTATATGAAGAAATTATAAACTCAGGTGAAGACAGCTCGCTGTTAGATCCGGCAGCTGGATCTTATAACGAAAACGCACCGGGTGCAGACAGACTTAGATATACTATAGGCTTAACATCTTTCACCACTAACGTTAGGGGTGCAGACACAGGCATCATACAGCCTGAAAACTTTGTACAGTATGGGCAATACCAATTTGGTTCGCCTACTGTAGTACAAACAAAAACTGATCCTTTTAACGCTTTAGGTAAAGAGTTAGCAAAAAGAACATACAACGAATCTGGTGATTATGTTGTAAGAGGATTAAAAGTTACAGTACAAGAACACTTGAATGACGGAGAAAATTCTGGATTCTTTACATCTGCAGAAGGAGGAGATGCAACAAAACTCCTAGTAAATATTGATGCGGGTGAAGCTGTTGTTGCTGGGTATCCTAGAAGACTAGAGCAAACAAAAAGAATAGAGATTAATAAATCAACAGAATACAAATATGTTGAAGGTGCTTCTATTGGAACAGCATATGGCAATTATGTTTTGGCAGATGAAGTTTATGGATTGTTTGATGTCGATGGTGGCGGTAGAGTAGATTTATTAGACACCGCACCTGGGTTTATTACATCAGGAACAAGCACAGGAAGCGTAGTAGGTAAAGCAAGAGTAAGACATATAGCTTTAGAAGAAGGAACACCTGGTTTAGCATCAGCAAAATATAGAATATATTTGTATGATATTCAAATGCTCAACGGCCCTTTTACATCCGTAAGAGGCTTGCATTTTGATCACGCACAAACCGATGGTTATGCAGATCTTATTTTAGAAGATACAACAGGAGATGGTACTCCTGACAGCGCCGTATTAAAAGAAAATTCTTTCAATAAAATGTTATGGAAACTTCCATACAATGCTGTTAAAAACATGGCAACAGACAACGGTGGTTACGATTACTCCTTTATCTACAGTAGAGAGTTTGATGTAACTGCAGATAGTTCTGGTAACGTAGAACTAGATATTAGCTCTAGTAGCACACAATATAATTTGCCAAACGACACATTCCCATATTCAAGTTTCACACAAACTGTGATTGAAGACAATTTCTTAGCAGTTGCTAGAGAACAGGTAATCCTCGGTGGTATTACTTATGCTGCAGGTGAGCATATTGATTTATCTGGAGCAACATTTACTTTAAATAGCTCTAAGCACATCACAATTAATTTAGGTGTTTTAACGGGATCAGCAAACCAAGTTCGAGTATATGCAAATCTACAACATATTGATGGAACTCCTGCATCTAAGTCTTTACAGTCAGATAAAATTGTAACATTTAACGTTGCAGCCCACCCTAAAGGAATCGGTGGACCTTGGAGTCTAGGGGTTGCAGATGGTTTTCAAATTAAATCTGTATATGCATCTGCCAACTCAAACTTTAGCAGTCCTATAGATGTTACAAATCAATTTACAATGGACAACGGACAAAAGGACAGTTTTTATGGACATGCAAAGTTAGTTAAAAAGAAAACAGCGTCTGTAAATCTTTCAACATATCCTTATTTACAAGTAACATTTGATTACTTCTCACACTCTTATAGTACAGCATCTTTCTTCTGTATTAATTCTTATCCCGTAGATGATACAGGAGCTACTGGAATTAAAACTGAAGAAATACCACTGTATAAGTCCAAGTATTTTGGAAATATGGATCTTAGGGACTGTATTGATTTTAGGCCTATGATGCAAAGCACTGTTACGCCAACATCAACACTTGCGGGCGCGCCTTTAAATCCTTCGGAAGTAGAAATAATTTTTAGACCCAATACAGGGTTAACTAATCCTATTCCAACAGAACAGTTTACAACAGATTTAGAATACTATCTAGGCAGAAACGCAATTATTGTTTTAGATGAACATGGCGAGTTTAGAGTAATTGAGTCAGCTTACTCTGCTAGTCCCAAGTTCCCACAAACCCCAGAAGCAAGCATGAAGTTGGCTTCCTTTAACTTGCCGCAATATCCATGTTTGTCGGCAAAGGCAGCTAAGAGATTAAACAGATACGATTACGATATTGTTGTAAAACAGTCAGACAATAGACGTTTTACAATGAGAGATATTGGTGTTTTAGAGAAAAGAATTAAAAATCTAGAATATTACACTACATTAACTTTGCTAGAAAAGGCAGCAGAATCTTTACAAATTACAAACGCTAACAGTGGATTAAATAGATTTAAAAACGGCATACTTGTAGATAATTTTACAGGACACTCTGTAGGAGCCGTAGAAGATCCAGATTATCATTGCTCAATGGATTTTAAGAAGAAGCATTTGCGTCCGTATTTTTATAGTGAATCTTTAGACGCAGACATGGATTGGACAAATACCACAGCACAAACAGCCTGGGCTTGGGAGTCAGGAGATTCTGGACTTTGGGCAACAATTCCATATGAAGGAACAAGATTGACAGCTAATATGTTTGCCAGCCAACCTAAGAACCTAGTTTCTGAATTACTGTTTAATTACAGAGGAACCTGTACTTTGTCTCCTTCAGTAGATAACTGGGTAGACACAGATACTGCACCAGAAGTTTCCGTAGAGTTTAGTGGAAATTATGATGCTTGGAAAAAGATGGAAGACGCTTTCGGTACTCAATGGGGTGACTGGGAGGACGTTGGAGCAATGACAAAGGTTGAGACCGACCGAGAAACTATTACAAGACAGGTTGACAATGCAACGGGCGGTTCCGATTCATTTATTACATACACTACTAGCCAAAATCAAACAAGAAGTGGAACAACAATAGATGTTTCTGAAGGAGGTTTAGAATCTTATTCTCTAGGAAACATGGTAGTAGATACATCAATCTTGGGCTATATGAGGCCTAGAGTAATTCACTTCCACTTGAAAAATATGAAACCAAACACAAGAGTTTATCCTTTCTTTGATGGTGTTAATGTTTCACAATACTGTGGAGCCACTGCAAGATTACAAGAAGGAGGAGTTCCTAAACCGCAAACACCGATTAGGTTATCAGGCCAGTCTGTAGATACAGGACAATATGCTACATTTGCTGCAGAAGATCCCGCAACAATGGCATTGCCGGGTACGGATAGAACTTGGGTTTATCCTAATCCAGGTGGCTCTTTAGTTACGGATTCTGTAGGTTCTTTATACGGATACTTTAGGGTACCTGCAGGAGTTTTCCAAACAGGCGTCAGGGTTATGATGTTTACTGACGATAGTTTAAATAGAGATAGGTTTACGACAACGTCTTGTGAGGCAACATTCCAAAGCTCTGGAATGTCCCAGACAAAACAAAATACAATCGTTTCTACAAGAACTGTAAATGTTACAAAAAATACGGTTACAGATGATAGAGTAGTAACAGATAAAGTATATGAATATGTGGCGGGTGGCGGTGTTCCTTTACCTCCTCCTGAGATTATTCCTAATCCTATTCCTATTCCGAATTATGTACCTTGGCCGGTAACAACTGTTATTTTTGAACCAGCAACCTTTGATCCAGATTTGGATTGGACTAGAATTGATCCTCCTCCAAGAACGCACACACTATGTTTTATTGCGGGAACAGAAATTTTAATGGCAGAGAATGGCGTCAAACCTATTGAAGAGATTGAAGCGGGGGATAAAGTCGCAGGTATAAGTGGGTTAGCAGGTAAGCACTATACAGTAAATACTGTAGTTAAGGTTCACCATATCACAGAAGCGCCGCAGGATATATTTCAAATTAACGGCGTTGGTGGTGTAACACCCGGTCACCCATTTATGACAACAGATGGATGGAAATCTATTAATCCAGACATAACAAAAGAAATAGGTGTATACGAACAATACAATTTAGAAGTTAGTAAGTTAGAAGTTGGTGATAGAATTATTTCTATTGAACTTGATGGCACAGTTTCAGAAAAAGAAGTTACAAGTATTCAATGGATGGGACTGCAGACAGTAAAAGTATATAACTTTGAAACAGATGGCTCGCACAATTACGTGGCGAACGGAATGGTTGCACACAATAAGACAACCCAACAGCCTGTTCCCCCACCTGCAGGGCCTGCAGATCCTCCTCCAGCAACACCAGAGCCTCCGGTAGCAACACCAGAACCTCCAGCTGCCACACCAGAGCCGCCAGTTATTCCTCCGGCGCCTGCTCAAACACCTTGGTCTTTTGTTATTCCAGATCTATCGATTAGAATATGGGACGACCTATGGATTGGTGGTGGAGAACGCGGTTGGGGCTGGGGATATCAAGATCCTCTAGCACAAACATTTAGAGTAAGCGGAGAATCTGGGGGCGTATTCTTACGGGACGTTCAACTATATTTTAGAACTGTCCCAGATCCAGCATATGAATGGGCAGAAGTAACTTTACAAATAAGAGAAGTTGTCAATGGTGTTCCTGGCGAGAAGGTATTGGGAAGTTGCACTATGAGCAACTGGGAGATTACACCGTCTGAAGAATCTGAGGGGGGTGCAGTACAGTTTGTACCGTCGATGTTTAGATTTAATAAGCCCGTTTATCTTTTGAACGAGACAGAATACTGTTTTGTTCCAATCCCCGCTAACAACAACCCAGGTTGGGAAATATGGATTTCAGAATTAGGAGAATTCCAAGTAGGAACAGAGACAAGAATTGCTAAACAACCTCATAATGGTATTATGTTTACATCTGCCAATAATGTTTCTTGGACTCCTCAACAGTCTTTAGATATGATGTTTGCAATTAACAAGTGTTCATTTGAAGTTGGTTCAGGTAGAGAACTGCACATAAGAAATGCGACAAGAGATTATATAAAACTTAGTGACCCTAGCAAGTATAATTCTATCCAACCACGCCATATGATACATACTGTTAAGGCATCTGTAACAAGTCCAGGTGCCGGTTATACTAGCACGCCTACTATAACTGTAGAGTCTGTCTTTGATGGTACAAATAAAGGAGTTACTCTTGAGGCGGTAGTTGATACTGTTACAGGAGAGATGACAGGTGTCAATGTTATTAGCGCTGGAACAGAAACGGTGGCTTGGTGGGACAATTTAACAGCAACCGTTACTGGTGGTGGTGCTACTCAAGATGCAACCGTAGATATATTCGTGGTTAATGGAGATATTATACAAGTTCATCCATTAAGAGAATATCTTGAGGTGGAAACTTGGTCTATTAATTCCTTTACAGGTTATATCGGTGGAGCGGCTAATGACGTAGCATTTGAACCAGGAGATAAGATTATGATCGGACCTTGGTTTGGAACATCTGATATCACCAATGATGAAATAGAAAGCATTGACAGTAGATATATTGATGCATTAGCTATTTCCAAATCTATAGTAGAGCCACCTGGCACATCTGTACAAGCATATTACAAATTAAGAGATACTGCAGGAACACAGGATTCCAATTGGACAGCGTTTGAGCTGGGAAGAACAGAGGAACTTTTAGAAAGAAGAATGGTTAGATCTATTTCTAATATTTACACTTCTGAAGGAGACAATGCAGATGCTAGAGATGTTGCTGTAAAATTAGTTTTAAGCACAAACAATCCTAATGTATCTCCATTAGTTGATACCTTACAGTTAAATCAATTAATATTTAAAAATGATATTGATGATGTTTATACCAATGAAGATCAAAGAAGCGGTGGAGATGCTCGTTCAAGATATATAACTAGGAAGGTTATATTGGATGAAGGACAAGATGCAGAAGATCTAAATGTGTATCTATCCAACTCTCTACCAGCAGGTACAGATGTAAAAGTATATGGCAAGTTCTTAAACGGACAGGATAGTGGTGAATTATTTGAAGATGCATACTGGATACCTTTACAACTCCAAGGCGATTTAGCTAGAGAGAATAGTAACGTTACAGGAGCTCAACAGGATTATGTTTATTCAATACCTGAAAAAGCACCGGGTGATTCTTACGGATTAAATCCAACTAGCTTAAAGTTTGAGTATGATGTAGATGTTATTGATAGTATAACACTTTCAACACCAGGTGTTGGGTACACTTCACAACCTTCTGTAACAATAGAACACTCAGGGAATGGCTATGGAGCAACAGCGGTTGCTAATGTTAATACGGCAACTGGTTTAGTAACAGGCATAGACATTGTAAATCCTGGAAGAGGATATACAGGCGGTACCGTAACAGTAACAATTTCTGGAGGAGGTGCTTCGGTAGATGCTACAGCAACGGCAAGTCAAACAACTATTACTTACACCTCTTATAAAGAGTTTGCAGTGAAGATTGTGCCAATATCCTCACAACCAGCAAAAGTTCCTACTATTAAAGAACTTAGAGCTATTGCATTACAGGCTTAAAATTATGACAAATATAAATACTACACACTTAAGAACAGAGCACGCAGATTATATTCGGGACGTTAATTCAAAAGCCTTATTGTCTACAAATACAACTAAATTGATGGCATATAAGGAAAAGAAAAGAATAGCTGAACAGAATATGCAAACTTTGGAACGCTGTGTAGGTGATATAAATAACTTAAAGGATGATATAGCAGAGATAAAAGCTTTGTTATCAAGAATAATTTCTAAAATTAACTAAAAGGTAAAGAGATGGCAACAATTACATTAAGATCGGTTAAGGGTAGCCCTTTAACGAACAATGAGGTAGATTCTAACTTTACCAACCTTAACAACGACAAATATGAATCCGGAGACAATGTCAATGTCGGAAATGTCGTAGCTACCGGCGATTTAAGCGTTTCAGGCGAAACAACATTCAGTGCTTCTGCAGTTACAGCAGCAGGGTCAAATATAAATGATGCGACTACATTATCAGACAGCTTTAATGTAGTTACCGGTGGTACTGCTAATCAGGGAGTTATACTCCCGGATGCCGTTACAGGTAAGGTTGTTACTGTAATTAATAATACCTCAGCAAGCGTCAATATTAAGGTTTATCCTCAGAGCGCAGATGAAATAAACAGCGCTGGCGTTGGAGTAGCAAAAGATTTATCACCCGGAGCAAAGCTACAATGTGTAGCCATATCTGGTACAGAATGGGTAACCATTGATGATATTATTGTTTATGATAGTTCAGGTTCGAGAATAAACTAGGGGAAAATGAATGAGGCCGTTAAGAATTAAAGCATCGGGAACACCGATCACATCAAGCAATTTTACAGGATTGCAGGAAATGACAGATGGAGAGATACAACAGTATCTTTCTTACGTTTTAACAAACAAATTTGCTACAGATACAGATGGCACAGGAACAGGAGAATTAAATGTTGATGGTGCTTCTGGTACATCTATAGGTACTTTTACAAATACTATTAGACAAGATTCGATAGGCTCACATCCTACAGCAGGAGCTACAAGTAGTAACACATATACCTTTAAACAGGTTACATCTGCGGCCTCAGAAAGTATTACTGCAAGACCTGCGGGTTATGATTCAGGTGTAAAACAAATGTCTGATTCTGCCATTGATACAGATATTTTAGATAAAGCATTGTCTGATATGGTTTCTGAATCTGATTATACTGTTGGACAGTATGTGTTGCAACCATCTGCCCCTACAGGTGGTACTTGGACTTCTAGATATACGATCACAGATACCGCACAAGGCGGAAATAATAACACATATCTTTGGCAAAAAACAGCACCCACATCATCTGCAAACTCTGATTTAGCTTCTGTTAAAACAGATGGATCATCTATTACACAGATGACAGCAGCAGAAATTGAGCAGATGGTTCCTAACTTTAGAAATAGAATTATTGATACCGGCGTAGGCACATATAAAGTTCAAGCAACGGCGCCGACGTCTGGTGGAACTTGGGTACAGATGGGATCACAGTTTGATGATACAAGACAAGAGGTTGCATCTGAAAACTACGTAGGAGCATACACAGGTAATTATTCTGGTTCTTATGTAGGTGCTTACGTAGGTGCGAAAACATATTCCGGAAACTATTCCGGTTCTTATGCAGGTAACTATGTTGGTGGTTATGTTGGTTCCAAAACATATTCTGGAAACTACTCAGGCAACTATTCCGGTTCTTATCAAGGTAACTATGTTGGTACTTCTGGGTATTCTGGATCTTACTCTGGTTCTTATCAAGGCAACTATGTTCTTTATTACTCTGGATATGCACATGCTACATATACAGGATACTATAGTGGAACATATACAGGTTATTACACAGGACCTAAAACTTATACTGGTTATTACACCGGCACTTACACTGGATATTTCACAGGCAACTACGTAGGAACTTCTACTTATTCTGGAACTTATACAGGATACTATAGTGGAACATATACAGGCCACTACGTTGGAACATCTGCTTATTCAGGAAGTTATACTGGGACTTATACAGGATACTATAGTGGAACTTATGCAGGTGACACGATTCAGGCAACTACTGAAACAGTATCTAGCATTAAGCTTTGGATAAGGACAGCATAAAAAATACTTGACAAAACATTATATATATCATATAATGTAAATTATATTCTACATAATGGAGTGAATAAATGGCAAGACGAAAAAAGAAATTTGATATCAAAGATGTCAAAGTAGATTTAGTCGATCCTAAAAAAGCAAATAAAGATCCTCTCAAATTCGAATATCCTTATTGGTCCAATAAGGATGCCAAGCACATTATTGTTACAATAGTTCATCCTGATGGAAGACGTCATCTTGCATCTATAATGGATAAGGATGGCAGTAATCCAGATTATCAAAGGATTATGGAAGAGTTTACTATTGAGCAGATAGATAAAAATACAGATGAAGGTTTAAAGAGAAGAAACGAAAATGTTCGTCGCTCAATGGAAAGGCGTGAAGCAGAAGCGGCAAGAGCAAAGCAAGAGGGATTATTTGGAGCTAAACTTGAAGCCTTTGAGATTGCAGAAATTAAAAACTCTAAAGACACAGAGTACAAAAAACTTATCCGAAGAGCTAAGTCCCCAATGGAAGTTTCCGCTTTCACAACTTTGTTATTAGATAAAGAAAGAAAGCAGGATCCCATTGTACAAGCAAAAATGGATGCCTTAGAAATTCCAGAAATAAAAGCATCTAGAGATAAACTAAAGCAAAGATTACATAGTGCAGAAAGCGTTACTGAGGTTTTAATTATATCATCTATTATTATGCAGAAGGCATTGGACAATGGCAAAGCGTAAAGGCGAAGGGTTTGTTTTAGTTGCAACAAACAGAGTAGGATACTATAAAGCGGCAGTAAAACTAGCTGAATCTATTTTAGACTTTTGGCCCGAGGCAAGAATAACTCTGTTTACTGAGGAGCGTTGGATAGACCAGACTAGTCCTGAGTGTGCTTTGGGGACAGGGGATTATCAATTATTTGAGAACGTAATTACATGGGAGGTTCCTAGGCACGTTAGGGCAAAGCTATGGGCTTTGGAACATACACCATATGAAACTACATGTTATCTAGATTGCGACATGTATTGCGAGCATGAGGACATTAAGGATATCTTTAAACTACTAGGAGATAAGGACTTAGTATTTACAAAGATACGTCCATACAATGCTAAATTAACCAGACTTTCTAATTCAGAAGAAATGACTGCACATTGTGGTTGGTTTATATACAATGACAAACCACAAACATTAGCTTTAATGAGTGCTTGGTGGGGAGAGTATTGTCATCAACAGGAACCTGATTATGACATTGCTCATTATCCAAGAGACTCTATAAAGTGGGATACCTTTACAATGTGGAGGCTTCTCACTTACAGTGATCACGGAGTAGATTGGGGATTTATAGACGAGCCAGATGCTCGTTGGAACTTTGTTAACGGTTACAAGGTTGAAGAACTAGGAGATACAGAAAGAGTTTTGTATCACTACACTATCCCGCAATGGGACTTGGATGCTAGATGAGATGGATAAACGTCGGTGAAGAATTATTAGAAATTCTAACACCATATTCAGATTGGTTCTTTTCTCAAGACTTAACTGAACTAGAGCAATCTATAGATACTAAAAGAGCAGGAGATGAAACTTTAGAGACTGCCTGCGGTGAAGAGTATCTTAAAATGATTGTAGAAAAAGATGGAGAACACATAGGATATCCAGAACATACTAGATCCATAGATATTTTAATGGATGGAAGAGCACCTAGAGAACACAGGGAAGCCTGTCAAAAACTTAATCAAGAGCTTTGTTCTTATTTAGGTGCTAGAAATCAAGCAGTTCAAGTTTTTTATCCTAAAGATGGTTTCATGGGATGGCATAATAATTGGAATGCACATGGTTATAATATTTTGTTATCTTGTACTCCTAATGGAAACGGATTTTTTAGATATAGAGATCCGTTGACACACGAAATAATAACAATGAAAGATAAGCCTGGCTGGACTGCTAAGGTTGGTTATTACGGAAGGGGAAGAGAGCCAGACAAAGTTTATTATCATTGTGCTGGCTCACATGAGCCACGTGTAACTTTAGGGTTTGTTATTCCTAATGCAGATATGTGGAGAAATATGATTGAGGACATATCTGGGGAAGACGCCTCGATGTTTAGTTAAATATTTATTGCTGTAATTTTATTTGTATCTATTTCAACTTGTTCTAAGTCAAAGTTTATACTCACCCCACACCCACAAGAATCCTTTTCCTTAGGGTTTACAAATTTAAAAAATTCATTTAGACCTTCTGTTTGCCAATCTAATGTCATTCCCACTATGTAAGGTATAGATACTTTATCTATTACTACGCCGAACCTACCATAATCAACAAATATATCATCAGACATATCGCCGTTATCATTAATAGAGTCGAAAACGTATTCAAAGCCAGCGCAACCTCCGCCTGTAATTCCGAGTCGGATGTTTTTAAAGCCGTCTTTTTCTTGTTTTTCAAGAAGTTTCTGTATCGCATTATCTGTGATTTCGATTACGCTAGACATAAAAATATTTATAATTATTTTTTTCCAATAACTTGGAATCTATCGTAAAACTTTTTACCGTCCCAAGAATAATAGTATTGAATTGTTTTTCCAGAACTATATACTTCTTCTAGCCCAACGTTTTCAATTAGTGCTTCTGTAGTATCAACACAATTAATACCGTACATTTCCTCAATAACATTAGAAGACTGACAAGCAAATATTGCGTGTTTGTTAGCTGTTATTAGTTCTTGTAAAGGATACATTTGTTCACACCCTAAAGAGATAACAACATCTACGTTCAGTTGATTTAATTCATCAAAAGCAAACGGAACATCTAGGTTCCAGTGTTGTATTTTAATAAATTCTTCTGTTATATAATGCGAGTTAAATACTTTAGAAAGTTCTAAAGCCTCGGGGTCTATATCAACTAAGTGTAATTGTCCTACAGATAAATTTTCACACAATAAAGGAACAAGTGGAACACCTAGCCAAGAATTAAGGACTAATATATTAAAGTCGCTTTCTTTCATATAGTGTTCGTCTAAAACTTTTTTAAGTTCTTCGACTAACCAAATAGCACCTTCCATTGTATTTGGGTTCAGAGACTGTCTAAAGTCATCATGCTTGTGGGGCATTTCATGTTCTACCTTAGCTAAGCCATCTCCCCAATGTTTTAAATTGTTTAAAAAATTAAAGTTCAAGTTTGACATCTTCTTTTCTTCCCATTGAGTCAAATAGACAAACGTAGGGAATTTGTCTATAGACGTGTGTTTCTATATCATGTGGGTATATATATCCTACGTTATAACTATATGCCCATCCTATAGGAAAATATTTAATTCTAGCCACACCACGATGGTGGAAAAAATTATCTATTCCTCTATAATACCATAAAATTTGTTTTATATGTTTTTTAAAATACAATGTTATTTCTTCTGTATTTAAATTGTCGTTCCAACGTAATACAGAAGAGTTTAAGTCTGTATACTTATGAGGTATATGCCTTGTTTCTTTATACTGCGTTTCCATGTCGTGCCAATGTGTTTTTAAAAAGCACAAACAATCCTCGGGGTCGTAATTAACAAGCTCATCTATATTTCTTTGTATAATAATGTCCAAGTCAAAGAATAATTTTTCTCCTTTTTGTCTTACAACATTCTCATCAAACAAATACATTTTATTCCACCAAACTTCTAATTTATTATCGTTTGGCAATGGAATAACTTTTATATCCTCGTGTAAGTTTTTAGGATCTTCTGTTAAACAATAAAAATTAAAGTCGCAGGTTATAAACTTTTTACAACTATTGTAAATAGCCTCAACGTGCTTGGGGGAATATTTTGTTCCCCATTTAACTGTATAGATGTTTAACATTCCCAATATATCACTTTGTTTGTTGCAGATTGTTTGACTATTGTTTTTCCTAAATAATCTGCTGCTAAATTAATACCTATAGTACATTCTTTTTGCCATAATTGTTGTTTATCAAAACCTTCAAAATAATCATCTACAACCATGTAACTTGCTTTAGGCGACCAGTAGATTAAACTATTAAAAGTAGAGTTTTTGTCATGTGCTGCATCATAATACACTATATCGTAAGTCCCTCTACTGGCTCGGTGTTCGTTCCAAAATATTGGGTAGCTGTAAGGAATCTTCTTATGACTAATATTGTAGTCTTTCGTGTTCTTTAAAAAACACTCATAATTTTTTTTGTTTTGTCCTTTCTCTTCCTCAAACATTTTCCAGACAAAATTTGATGTTGTTGTTGGACTATTATCCCAACAGTCTAAACATTCCACAGAATACTTTATTCCCTTTTTAATACAAATCTCGGACCAAGCAACTGCAGACGCTCCTTTCCAACTTCCAATTTCTAGTATATGTACTTCGTCTTTGCCCAACAAGTTAATAACATTTTCAAATACTTCATAATCAAAAACATTACTTATTTCAGGACTTAACTTTACAATTTCTTCAAAGTTCATTCACTGTCCAATGCTTTAATAATTTAGGATCTGCGAGGTCATCTTGTTTTACATGTCCTCGACTGTTATCCTCAAAAGGAAGTATGTCCACATTAAATACGCAAAGAATGCAACCTTCCCTATATATACCAACTTCTAAATCACCTGACTCCCAGTCCCTTCCTCTGTTATAGGAGTAGGCAAATTCTGAGGGAAAGTGATCCCATAAGTCTCTCCACTTCCAACTGTGATAATTATCTGTTCCGTCTGTATAAGTGAACCATATTTTATCTTGGTTTTGTAATACATCTTCCCATATTACCTCACATTGATCATCGCTCCATACCTGACAAGAGCCGTTGGTATGCGCTCCATGTGCTAACTTAAATCTTCTTGTTTTCATTGGGCGAGGATCCTGCCACCAAGATCTCATTTTTGTTGGACGTTCCATATTGTAAGTTAGAACAGGTTCTAAATCTCTTTGTATTACAACGTCTAAATCAAAAAAGATAAAGCGGCCATGAGGCTTATCATCAGCAAAGTTATGCGTATTAAAAATAAATGTTTTAGGCCTGTCCCAGCACCTTGCCATTCCAAACTTGAAATCATCGCTGCCAAACCAATACTTAGGATGGATATTAGGAATATCAGGAAATGGTATAACTTTAATGTCATCTAATAGGCCCTCGCTGTCGTCTGTATAACAGTAAAAATGAAACTCGTGCTTATCGTTTATATTCTTTTTAGACATGTTATATAAACGATTAACATAGTGAGGACCATACCTGGTTCCCCATTTACAACATACGACATTTACTCTCATGATGTCTCCGTCAGGTTTTGTAGAATAAAGTCTCTGCCGTACATCAAACCATAATTTACAAGTTCACATACAATATTGCTAGATGTATCGTCAAACTGTTCCCTGGGACCTTTAACTACAATAGAAACAAACCTGCCTCCTCTTACAGAATCAATAACGAAGTCTGTATCCTCATTATTCCAATCATTAAAGGAACCCATATATGCGGTTGACTTTCTTATTTCTCTTGTCGTGTTCATTTTAATACTCCACATTTTTTATTACAAATTAGACTAGGATCTAATTTTAGTTTGTTGGTAAAGTAAGATGTGAAAAATTTGTTAGTGAATATTTTTTTCAATCCGTGTACTTTACAGTTATTACTTTTCCAATCGTACAAAATATCTGTTTCCTCGTAAGGATTTATTTTTGCTACTAATATGTTTTTAGCAGTAAATACACATGGAAAAACGTTTCCTTCTTTATCAATATAGGCCTTGTTTTCTATTTTTGCTAAGCATCTTACTTGTTTATCAAATTTTACCTTAACGTCTAAATACTCAGCGTCTTTTTGCCTAAGTTTGATTGTCTCCAACTCTATTAACTTGTAGTCAGGCAAGTCTTCTTTTTCCTCTACCTCTACTACATTTATTTTTTCTTCGACTTTATTTTCAATAAAGTTAAATCCTGAGAACTTATGTTTTTTAGAAAGTGCTTTAGCTTTCTCTATGTCCTCATCTGTTTGTGTTGTTCTAGTGTATTGCCAAAATACTCTAGCTCCACTTTGTAACAATGCCTCAGCATTTGACATCTGTTTTTCTATTTCTCTATTATATATGTCGTTTATGGTTACTGTGATGTTTCCCATATTTTTAAATAGTATGCCTACTGTTCCCCACCAATACTTGTCAAAGTTTGTTAAATCTGTTAGTAAGTCAATACTAATATTTCTTGTTTCCATTAGATATTCACATATATCATAAAAGTCTTTACA